GTACGTCAAACCCTATTTCAAAAGAACCTACACTATAATATCCTAATAAATTTAAGTGCCACTTGTTTGCATTGTATGCCCATCCATGAGTGCGACCATAAATGAGACTGGCACATTGCGTTCCGTGTGTTCCATTTCCTCTCACCACTGGAACTCCTGGTGTAGTAGAAATATCTTGGGTATGTGGAGAGACTGTATTTGATCCGTGGGCTCTATCTCTAGTATAAGTTGTTCTTACTGGTATATTGCCAAATGCCGCAAATTCGGTACTTCTCTGACTACTATTTCTCCACCAATTTCTGGCAACACTTTCGACGGGAACAGTAGTTCCGTCCCATCGTGTCATCAATCTATTAGAGGCGTCTGCATTAAACCAGTCTGGATCAATATAATACGGAGCATCTAATACGAGATCGAGTACATCACAATATCCGTTACCTGGCAATACGTTACCGCCAACGTAGTCAGTAGGATTTACTGAGCCAGTAACACCACTATTGATAAATTCTGGATGTCCTATCCAAGTTCCGTTATCAGCGCAAATGATATCGACATTCTCGCCTGAACCAACTTGCTGTAATTTAGCACTAATCGCAACGTTCTCGTCTGTACTACTAGTTTTCCAAGGGTTTTGTTTAGTCTGCATTCTATACAATGCACTAGTACGGTTGATCGTGGGCTCATTAGCGTTAAAGTTCAGAGAACCAGCCCATTCCTGGTAGTTGTTATAAGCATTAGACCATCTATCCGTCAATGTGTTATTCGTAACACATATGAGTTCTTCTGGATCAACTTCGAACACATCAGGATATTTTTCTGGAGAAAGATTGATGAACTTTACTCGTTCATCATTCCTTAGATCATTTACTTCCTCTTTGGTAAGTAAGTAACTTCCTCTAGTTGGACTATGTAACTTGTCATCAACTATCGTTACTTGTCGAGCAGGCACACTTTCATAGACGTTTCCGTCTGCAATAAGTTCTGCGTGAAGTTCAGCCCACTGCTCGGAAGTATGCGTTCCTAATGTGTAGTACTTCTCACTCATCGCATCTTTCCATTAGATTATCGGACTAAAGTTGATCCAGAATTATCCGCTAAGAATTGATCGACTTGAGATTGCACAAATTGATGTGCAACCTTACTGCCGTCTGCTAATTGAAAAATTCTAATACGTGGTTGTTCTACTGCCATGTTATCCTCTCAACATATTTTTGCGTTCTAACTTACGATCACGGGTATTAGGGAAGTCCTGATCTTCCCCAAAGTCCCATCCCATCTGACCTAACTCTCCAACGCATTCGGGTCGAACTTCAACTAAGAGTTCTTCTCCTTCACGTCCTCGATTCTCATTGCCATCGGCATTGAGTTCGGTCATTTCTTTAAGTTTTTGTTTATAGTTTTCCATAACAGTATTTATAGTCCTTGTCTATCTCGTTCAATGATGTACGACTTAACAAGTTTACTTCGAACAATGTCTGATGCTTCAAATTCAACGAAGTCAAATTCTTTCATCTTTTTGATCACTCCCATGAATGATCTAAGTCCCGACATTTCTTTCTTACGTTCACTAGTGAGGTCGTCCTGTTTTACGTCACCACAGAAAATAATTCTGCAATTTTCTCCAACACGTGTCATAACTGTGTGCAATTCTTGATCACTCATATTTTGAACTTCATCGACTACAAGAATACAATCATCAAAGGTAGAGCCTCTTAAAAATGATGTTGATATAAATTCAACGTTATTTCTCTGCTTAAGGATCTCATATGCATCGCCTCTCTTAAATAGCTTGGATGCAATATCGTAATACGGCGCTTCGTATACTTTCATTTTGTCCTTCTGAGAACCAGGCAAGAAACCTATATCTCTAGTTGGTACCACTGATCGTATAATGAAGACTTTTTTGTAGTGCGTGTTCTTTGCCATAACTTCTTTTAGTGAGAAGTATAGTGCTAAGAACGTCTTACCTGTTCCTGCGATACCATGAAGCATTAGATTAGCTCCTTTATCCCAAGATTCAAATGCCAGACCTTGATTGTCTGTCATAGGTTGAACGTCACTACTAACTGTAAATCCTGTTGAAAAATTGTTGTCTTGGTCTAATATTCCTTGTTGTCTGAGTACTCTTCGTTGCCTTTTTGTTAATCGTTGCTGTTGTTGTGCAGGCATGAAACATCCTTATGGTTATCTAGTTTGGATTTTAGACCCCGGATTGTTTTTATGAATGTTCTTCATTAGTGAGTTAAAACTATCAGGAGTCCGAATTACTCCCATACGATGTGGATCGCCCATAGACGGTGCTTTGGTGATCGTTTGTCTTATGTGAGGATTGGCAGATAGGTAATCTTCACGTTCAGCAATTTTCATTTGCTTCTCAAAGTGTTCGCCCGTCTCAGTGTTTTCAAATGTATATAGAGGCATTAAATACTCCAAAATTATTAAAAGAAAAGACAGCAAAAGGCTGTCTTCATAGTGTACCCATCTAATGGATATTTATACTCTGAATGCTCTCTCAGACCAACATTTCGTAAATTTCTTTCCAGTTGTCTACTTTAGTTACATCTTCATGAGAGTAGTCTTTACTAAAGGCATGAGTCATCAGAATAGAGTTGAGACCCATGTTAGCACCAAGTTCTGCGTTTTCAGGCTTATCCTCAACCCACATACACCCAGTGTCTAAGTATGGCAACAGTGCATCATCTTTATCAGCACCAGTGTCTAAGCATACTAGCTTATCAAAAGCAGTCTTGCCAAACAGATTTTCAAGATTTAGTTTTCTTAACTGACCTGCGTGTTGATCAAGACTAAGACTAGTGATACAGTGAAACACGTACCCCAGGTCTTCATGGATCTTCTTAACATACTTGACTGAATCCCTTAGAGGAGGTAAGCAACACATAGTAGCACTTTGATTAAAGTACCTAACGAGTTCTTTTGCCTTCTCTTTACTGATTCCGTAAGTAGTGTGAATGTCATAGCATTCATCTGGACTAGCTAATTGCTTGTATCCATGTTGTTCCATCCACATAGCAAAACTATGTAGCCAGTCGACCAAGACTCCATCACAGTCGACCAGTATTATTTTTTCATCTTTTTTCATATTATAACCTCATTTCTATAGTTAATATAGCATACTTTTATGCCTTTGTCAAGCGGTTATTTTAAATTAATTGAAAAAAGTTTCTTTCTGCTTATTCTTCTGGCGTCTTGCCTTTTGAATACTCGCTCTGCGTTTGTCGTATCGTTTGGAGTCCTTCTTTCGAAAGCGCATGTCTTCGTCCTTTAAGGACTCCTCTTCGATCCATTCACGGAACTTTTTACCTTTAGCCATTGGTGATGTCTCACTTGTACTCTGGTGACTTTATGGGTGAATTACTCTTCTACTTTTTTCTTTGGTGGACGTCCACGCTTCTTTTTCGCAGGCGGCATATCCACAGGTTCGCTAATGATTTCGCCAAAAGCTTCGTTGATTGTGTCAGCAGTCAACTCAGGAAATGGTCTCTTCTCTAGCATTTGAACGAGTAGCTTTGCATCAGCCTTGTCTACCGTTTCCAGCATCTGAATGAACAAGGACTCTTTCTTAACTTGAGAAAGGTTTTCTCCTTCTTTCATTTCAGTGACAAAGTATGCCAACTTTCTTGCCTCACGATATAGCATGCCATGCGATTCAGTTACAACCGATGGTGTATATGGTGGTGCAGACGATGGAATCGAAAAACTCCATTTCTTGTCGTACATTAAGATAAGGATGTTTCGCAACTCCTTACTGTTATTTTTTTGTAAATATGCGACTTGTTCAGATGTATCTTTCAACTCGCAAACTCCGGCAGTAATTTCTGCCAATGATAGTGTAGTCATATTATTAAAACTCCGATATGCTTTCCATTAAGTTTCTTAGTTTATTTTTAATGAAGTAGTTCAGCAACTGGCTTCTATCTTTTGGATTTTCTGCCAAGTACTCTTCGAGAATTTGATCTTTGATTCTATCTGGAACTTCTTCCAAATCGATCACAGCTTTGTTCCTCAAGTAGTTGCGTTTTACTTCATCATCCATATTATTTATATCAGTCCATTCGAGCAATCTTTTCTTAGTGACTGGTCTCTGTCTGATATTCATAACAAAAGTATTATCTGGAGATAAGATGTTGGGTACACCGTCACCTGCGTCTCCTTTGATAATGTGTTCATGTAGATACTTTTCTGGATTAGAGTTTGAGATCCAGCGTTTACGTGTTGGATCATATTGCTTCACATTAGCGTACTTGTGTAACTGAATGTAATCTTTATCTCCTGATAAAACAAGAATGGGATTACTGCCAGTGTTTAACACTTCGCCTTCTCTGTGAACAATCGTACCAATGATATCATCTGCTTCAGCAGTTTCAATCTGAATTACTCTATAAGGGAAGAACTCTTTTAGTTCGTCACGAATCTTATTGAGTGCCTGAAAGATTGCATTCCAGTCTAGTTCTGACTCAGTACGTGCTTTCCTACGATTTGCTTTGTAGTATGCGTATACTTGCCGTCTCCAGTAATTCTTGTCATCAGCACAAATTACAAGTTCACCAAATTCACGGTGAAACTTCTGTCTATTAAATCTCAGCGAATTGAGAATCATATGTCTAAGCATATTCTCATCAACCTGAGCATTCTGGTGATTTCCCATCTGCATCATCATGTTGGAAATCATAACTTGGTTTAGGTCAACCAGTATCATAATATTCTCCTAGTTTGAATTATTGATACTACTAATATAACACAAACTATTTGGTTTGTCAAGTAAATTTTAAGAAGGATCTATTTCGTCTGACATTTCATCTAAGAATTCAAAGAGGGCAGTCTCACAA